TAATAGCTAGAGGAATAGTAGCTGCAATGAAGTTTGGAGCTATTTCTTACGATGAGGCTAAAGAAAAATGTCAATATTATTTTGATATAGCTGACAAAAAGGGAAAAGAAATATCTAAAAAACATGGCAAAAAATATACCCCAATTAACTTTACAAAATTCGCGCGATAAGTTTTTATTAAACAAAGAAGCAAGAGAGTATTTTCAATTAACTGGCAGAATAGGAGGCTTAAAAACTTTTTCAAGATACGGAGAGGAACATTATAAAAAAATTTCCAAGATAGGATTAACAAAAAGATGGAAAAAACAAGAGAAAAATGCCGTAGTTGTGGAATAGATCTTTTAGAACCTAGATACCCTTATGATAATGGTTATTGCAGAAAGTGCTATAAAAACAATAAAAACAAAAAATTATTACAAGAAGGAGACATGTGCCTAAAATGTGGTGGAATAATTAAAAACAGAGGAATCTGGGAAGACAAAACAAAGATGAAAATGATCGGCAGAGTTATAATTTGTCCTGCTTGCGAACACTTATATAGAAGGGCCGGAGAGACAGAAGACCAATAATTTTTACAAATGGAAGAACAACCAAAAAAAACAGGAGAAATCAGGGACGATAAAGGACGGTTTGTGGCTGGAACAAGTGGAAATCCAGCAGGCAAACCTAAAGGCGCGGGAATATCCATAACCACTGAGATTAAAAGAAAATTAGAAGAAATACCCAAAGGACAGAAGTCTACCTATCTGCAACTTTTAATCGCCAGAATAATGAAACAGGCAATTCAAGACGGAGATCAGCAAATGATTAAAAACATCTGGAACTATATAGACGGCATGCCTGTACAAAGAAATATACACGAAGGAGACGAAGAAAGACCAATCCCACTAGATATAAAAGCAACGATCTCTAAAATATATGGTAACGATACCCCTACAAAAGTTTCTAGAGACAGCTAGAATAGCAGGTAGCCCTCAAGATCAGGTTGAAAACTTTATAGTAGCATCTCATGTTCCTTTACCTTGGCAATGGAGATTTCACGCCTTAGCAAGAGAAGCTGACAAACCAAATGGTCCAGTAGATATAGGAACAGGTGGAGCTAGAGGTCCAGGTAAATCTCATGCTGTTATGGCACAGGCAGCCTTGGATGATTGTCAGAGAGTATCGAGATTAAAAGGTCTTTTTTTGCGACAAACTGGTTTAGCAGCTAAAGAGAGTTTTGATGATCTTATTTTAAAAGTGATTTCTGGAAGAATTCCTTTTGAAAGAGTAACCAACTCAATTAAATTTCCCAATGGATCAAGAATAATCTTAGGTGGCTTTAAAACTGCAAGTGACATAGACAAATATATCGGGATTGAATATGACTTTATGATTGTAGAGGAGCTAAATCAGTTAACAGAAGATAAATATACAAAATTACGAGGATCATTAAGAACAAGCAGAAATGATTGGAGACCCAGGATTTATACATCATTTAATCCAGGCGGAATAGGTCATGCTTTGGTTCATAATAGATATATTAGAGAAAAACCTAATGGTGTAGAATTTGTGGGCGGTACTTACAAAGACAACCCGTTTTTAAATAAGGAGTATATTGAATATTTAGAAAGTTTGCCTGGTGCGTTGGGTAGAGCCTGGAGAGAAGGTGACTTCGACCAATTTGAGGGACAGTTTTTTAGAGAATTTAGACGAGAACTTCATACCTGTAAGCCATTTATACCTAGAAGAGAAATACCCAAATATGGAGGAGTTGATTGGGGCAGAGTAGCACCTTTTGTTTTTTTAGCTGCACTATTAGACATGGTAGAACTAGAAGATGGTCGCGAATTTCATAGAATATGGGTATACAAAGAGATAGATGGTACTGATAAAAATCCCAAAGAATGGGCCAAAGCAATCTCAGACAAAGTTAATTTAAAAGAATTTGTCAAAATTCAATGTGATACTAAAATGTTTTCTCCAGGAGACGATGGCTCAATTTCAATTATAGATCAGTTTAAAAAGGCATTTGATAAATTAGGTTATAGCCATGTTCCTCTCAAAAAGACAAACAAAGATAGGATTTCAGGTTGGTCAGTTGTACACGACTGGCTATCGATTGCTCCAGATGGACTACCGTATTTATTAATAACTGAGAATTGTGTTGATTTAATTAATACTCTTCCGCAACTTGTATACGACGAGAATAATGTTGAAGATGTAAATACAAACGGAGATGACCACTGGGCAGACGCCTTACGTTATATGCTGAAGCATATCAAATGGATCGACGCAAAGGCGGGCGGTATCCATCAGAAAGAAGAAAAAAAATACAAACAATCAATGATAACCAAGCTTGACCTGGACGCTTTTGGTAGAATAAACAAAGGTAGAAGGAGATACAGACAGGTATGAGGGTTTTGATCCGAGAAGAAGTCAAAGATATTGACGTAGTAACGATCGCCATAGTGGAAAATTTTACGGACAATTTCAAAATGTTCAACTGTCCGACCTGTAAGAACCCAGTGTTTCAGTACAAGGGGAGGCTCGTTTCCATAATACCTGGGTACGCTCCGACTGAGATACCCATACTTATCCAGTGCTCAAATTCGCAATGCAGACAGAAATATTTGCTGTCCGCCATCTTCTCAAGGGAAGTCTAGCTTTAATGCTATAATTTAGATAGTATGGATGACAACTCCCAAAAAGAACCCATCTTAATGCAAGACCCGCTCAGCCTTGAGATTGAAGACGAAGAATTGGTTGATATCATTGGGGATAAATTAAAAAATAACGAGGCCGAATTCGAAAAAAAATATCACCTGAAAGACAGGCGGGAAAAGAATGAAAAATATTACCTGGGCGAGCAAATAGACACCAAGAAACTCAAGGATTACGAGGGCAAATGGCTGGACAACGTGATTTGGGAATCGGAGCGCCAACTCAAGGCCATATCAGTTTCCAAAATGCCAGATTTTATTGTTACTCCAGGCGTCCAAGGCGAAGAGGCACAAAAGATAGCGGACGACATCAGCAAAGTAATCGACGCCAGAAGCAAGACCCGCGAACGGAGACAGGTTTTGACAATGGCCTTCAAAAGAGAACCCCTTGATTTTTTTGGAACTATTAAATGGCTCTGGAATCCCGAACTCGGGGAACACGGTGACATAGAATACAAATGGGTTTTGGGTGAGGATATAGTTTTGGACGCATTTTCGAATACAAACGAAGCTACTGGAATGGACATCATTGGCGAGAGGTTGCACTGTAGCTTGAAGGAAATGATTGTAAGATTCCCCGACAAAGAAAATGACATATTAGAGGAAGCCAAAAAGGACGGGCTGAATTTTGACAAGTATGACAAGCCACCAGAAAAGGGACTAGCCACAATAGTACATCCATGGGAGGTATGGTTTACTTGGTACAACAAGGTTGGAGACAAGTGGGAACGCATTGAGGGTGTAGCTTGGAAATATCATAAAAAAATTCTCCACAAAATGAAAGACCCCAACTGGGATTGGGGAGGAGAGAAGAGACTTTTCTCTTATAAGGAACTATTGACTGAAGAAAAAGTGAGGGAATCAGTCCTATCCAATCAACCGATGGCAGGAATGAGGGAAGAAAAAGTTTACAGAAACTACTTCAAAAATCCAGAGAAGCCGTACATTTTTATGTGTTCTGATTTACTCGGCAAGTCGCCGATCAGTGTTACTTCGAGGATAGAGCAGCTTATCCTGATGCAATATAGCTTGGACGATAGGGGCAAGGTTATCCAAGAAAAACTTGCCAATAGGGTAAAGCACATTTTCTCGAAGGAGACTGGCCTGAAGGCAGATGATATTGAAGAAATGGACTTGAATGATCCCGATGAGGATTTATTAGTCGACGGAGACATAAACAAGACACATGGCGTTATCCCCCCCGATCTCCCGACAGCCCAGGAATTCAAAGATTATGAAGATACCAGGAACAGGATGTTCGCCAAGGGAGGCACGAACGCCACGAGGGGGGAGATTCAGAGCGACACTGCTACCTCAAACCAGATAGCAAGGGAGGGCAATTTTGCGCTGGATGACAATTTGGTAGACGAGACGATAACCTATGCGGCGGAAAAAATGGTCAGGGCGGACTTGCAACTCACAAAACTAAGAAGGAGCGAAGAGGACTTTACTGAAGTTTTAGGTGAGGACGGGAAAAGCACTTTTTATAAGTTCCAGCGGGACATGATAAATGACGGGATGGTAGTAATATCAACAGCGTCTGGTACAGACAAACTGAAAGCGGAACGTAGAGCGATAGATTTAGCGAAATTGAAGTTAATTGATCCCCATACATTTTACAAAGATATCGGAGCTTCTGATCCAATGGGGAGGACAATGAAGCTGATGATGTTTTTACAAAGTCCGGCTGAATATACAGCCAAATATGGTTTAGGTCTTCAAGACTCACAAGCTATGGGCAATAAATTGAATGGGGAAAATGGCCAGCAAGCAATACTAGATATTCAGCAATTGCAGCAAGGACAGCAACCAAATGTCCCACAATCGCCGACACCAGAATATATCGATACTTTAAACAAATTTATCCAGTCGCCAGAATTTCAAGCTCTCAATCCACAAATACAGCAAATAATAGTACAGTTTGCTAAACAGGTGATCGACAAGACAAGTGGAGCAACTGAGAATCCTCCCTCAAATCAATTCGGACAAGGTGGAGAAACAAATAACCCGCCCGCCAATCCTACGCCTACGAATACTAGTGCCATGCCGACCGAACCACCGACGCTACCGTCGGGATCGACGAGAAACTTGTGATATAATTTATTTAGAAAGAGAGGGTATCACCATTCCTTGGAAAGCAGTTAAAAGAGGAAATAAAGCGGTTATTATAAAGTCTGATACTGGCAAGGTAGTCGGCCATTCCAATTCACTGGCTAAAGCTAAAAGTTCTGTAAGAGCTCGCTATGCCGCCGAAGGTGGTTACAAGATGCGTAATAGCTCAAGCTCCGAGCACAATTCCCCACCCGTAAAAAAGGAGATGGACAAAAAAATAGCAAAGAAAAAGGGCATGTCGAACGAGGAGATGAAAAAGATGATGACTGAGCGCATGAACAAAGAGATGGGCAAAATAGCCTGATTGTGATATCATGTTTTTATAAGTCAAAAATATGACAAACCCCACAGACACAAAACCCACGGAAGAAACAAAAGACGAGAAGGCCGTTGAGGAGACTCCAAAGGAAGAAGTCAAAGATGAGGAAATAACAGAGGAATCTGTGGATGAAAAAGTGGAAGAAAAAGGCGAAATCGTTGAAGAGGAGTTTGACGTCGAGGAATTTAAAAAATCCACAGTAGAAGAAGCGCAGAAGGCTGTCATGGAGAAGATAGCCAAAGGCCTCGGCCTTACCAAGGAGGAAAAGGAAGAAGCGCAGAAAGAACTTGTTCCTCCATGGGAACAGAGAGGAGAAACAAAGCCAAAAAGTTGGAAGGAACACGCCGAATACTCGGCCGATCTAGCGGAGTGGAAAAGAAAGCAAACAGAGGCCGAGATTGCTAAATCTCAACAAGATCAAGAAAATGAAGCCACGGAAGTAAACAAGAAATGGAACGATTATTGGGATAGTGAACTTAAAGGGCTTGAGGAGTCGGAAGAGATACCCTTAGTCAAAGATGAGAAAGACTCCAATGATCCAGGCAAGAAGATAAGGATAAAACTGTTTGCCAAAATGAAGGAGGTTGGTGACAAGAGGCAGGCGGAAGGATTGGCACCGATAACCTCTGTGGAACTTATATATAGAAAGTACAAAGATGAATTGAATGAAGAGCCTTCTGGAAGTGACGCGCCAGTTTCATTCGGAAAGAAGGGAGTAAGCAGCTCAAAAGGGGAAGATGATTATTCATATTCGGAGATTCATGGCAAAAACTTTGATCAGATTAAGGGTAAATAATTGAATACTTGACAGCATCTATTAATATAGGTGTATAATGAAAGCAAGGAAAAAATATTCCACCCAACAGGGTGGATTTTTTTTGAAATAAAATGGCAGTCGACGGAATCCAAAACACACAACGCGTAGAAGGAAGCACAGAGCGCAAGCTCTATGCAAAAGTTGTCGACCAAGTGATGGACTCCCGAACTTACTTCTCCCGCCTTATGGGTAAGGCAAAGCCATTTCCTTCAGGCAAATCTCTAGACGTTACAATGAAGGTATCCACCTCAAGCAGATTCCAATGGGTGACAGCGCTCGAATCAATCGACCTTGCGGCAGCCGATACAACGGTGACAGCGGTATATAGGCATGCTGCGGGTGTCCAACCGAATGTTTCAATAATGCTTGAAAGTTTTGCCAATGTAGGTGAAGCTGGAACTATTGACGTTGACGACTTCAATTATGAAGACGCTGCGGAAGAAGCAGTACAGGAGATTGGTTCAGTTGTTTATTCCTCTCTCGGAAGCTCAAACCAACCACTTGGTCTTGAGGCCATAGTCGATGACGGCGGAAATGTTGGTACAATCGGCGGTCTTTCAAGAACAACATATTCAGTATTAAATGCGATAGATACCGCAAGCGGTGGAACTCTTACCTTGGCAAAACTTGATACCCTAAATGACGCAGTCTCGAGTGCGGGTATTTCTTCAACAGAACCTACCATCAACGATACTACAAAAGCTATCTGGAGCCTCTATGGACAGCTTATAAATCCACAACTTAGAAACAACTATAATATTCTTCCTGTAAGGGGAGATGAATCTATGAGCCGAGGCGATATGCAAGGCCGAGCTGGATTCACAGCACTTGAATACAGAGGTAGGCCAGTTATCAAGGATGATGCTGCAACATCTGGAGTCTGGTATGCTCTTAATGAAAATTCTTTTAACTGGTATGGTAGAACCACAGTGCCACCGAAGTATGTAGGCAAGATTGAGAAAGTAAATCTTGGTACGGCCAAAGTTACCGAAGGAGCGGGAGCAGAGACACTACCTTCAGAATTCAATGGATGGTTCTATAAGCCATTGGAAATGATGCCGGATCAACTCGGTATGGCAGGATTCTTTGTAGTCATAGGACAGCTAGTTCCAAAGTCATTCAGACACAACGGGAAATTAACTGGAATCACGGGAGTATAATAAAAACATGATAACAACAATCAAACAAGATTTATTCAACGAAAGTCAATATCCCCTACATAGGCTAGGACAACTAGCCACTGATGAATGGGGTAGCAAATATAGGTATGTTAAGAATGGATTAGCGGCATTGGTTACCGGCAATCTTTTACAGGAACCTGTAGAAGCTACAGCATTCAGAAGCATGGCCGTAGACACTACAGCCGCGATTGGCGATACCATAGTCTCAGTAACACTTGGCGGAACGGCAGTTACTGCAAACATGTTTGATGGAGGTCAGTTGGTAGTTGAATCCTCGACCGGAATTGGACAATTATTTAGGATCCTAGACCACGAAGTTCAGACATCTACAACAGGAAGTTGCAACTTTACGATAGACAGACCTCTTAAGATAGCGCTGGCAACTTCAGCATCCCAGGTAAGCGTCAGGAAAAACTCCTACAACGGGGCTATCCAGTATCCAATAACAACCCAAACAGGAGGAGCAATTGGAATAGCACTTTACGCAATGACAATTTCATACCATGGCTGGATCCAATCAGGCGGGGACGGAGTAGCACTTTATGACACAGGCACAGACTCATCTAATGGAGTATCAGGAATCGGGCCAAGCTCTGCAGTAGCAGGATCAGTCAAGCCACAAACTGGTGCAGAGGGTGGAATAGTAATTGGATACGGTAGAGAAGTAGTTTCAGTAGACAGCACAATGGGATTTGTACATTTAATGATAGATTAGTTTGACGAGAACCGGATTCCGTTTAGCGGGACTATTCAGGAACTAATTAAGAATTAACCTCTTAATTGAGGTTTTTTTTATAAATATGTTTAAAAAGAAAGTAAAGACAGAATCAAAAAGTCCAGAAGTAAGCTATGCTGAATATAGCGACTTTGTAAAAGCAAAGAAAGAAAAAGAATTAAAAAAAGTCAAAGTAGAAAAGAAAGAATAACATGCCAGACGCAGCAGACTACATACCAGCATTCAAATACGGCAATAAACTATATCCCCAGCATATGGTCTTGCCTTCTATGCCACTTGAAGGTGGTAAAGTTTGGTATGTTGATGGTGACAAGTCGGCAGGTGGTGGCGGAAGTACTTGGGCAGATGCATTTGGCGAAAGTGACTTTAATGGCAATATCTCAGCCTTAGGAGTTACTGCGGGTGACGTAGTTTATGTAGCCGGTAGAACAATGGCCGCAACTGATACTGATCCAATTAGCTATACAACAAATCTTGTTATAAATGTTCCTCAGGTTTCTTTAATTGGAGTATCAAGAGGTAGGACTCAAGGTGGACTTCCACAGCTCAAAGTTGGAGCAACTACAACTTCTCCTATTATTGAAATTAAAGCTCCTGGTGTTTTAATTCAAAATATCGGTATTAATGGAGCAGGGGGAACTGGTGGAGGTATCAAACTGACTGATGACGGAGGCTCAACCGCAGCAGCTTTTGGTTGGTCAGTCCTTGGTTGCCACTTCAAGAACTGCGTTGGCACAACCGCAACTAATGCCGCAACGGGTGGAGCAATCCACTGGGGGTCTGGTGGAGGAGCTTGGCAGGGACTTGTCGCAGGAAATAGGTTTTATAAAAACGTAGGAGATGTTGTTTTACCTGCAGGTGCAAGCACCATTCCACAGGATATTGTGATTGAAGATAATGTCTTTTCAGGGCCAGCGGCCAGCGTTGACTGTAACATCTTTGTCGGTTCAGGAGGAATCAATGGACTGGAAATTCACAATAATTACTTCCCTTGCAATCCGAATATAAGTTCTGGATCAAATGCCAGCTTCCTCGTTTTAACAAGCTGTGTTGGTTTATTGGCAGATAATAAATTTGCCGCACAGACAGCAGAGGGAGTAACGACAGAGATTAAATTCGGTGCAACACAAGAGAACCTTGTCCCGACCACAATGTTTATGGCTAACAATTATGGCGAGTTTCCAACAGGAGTTGGTGCAGGATTGGTCTCAGGCGAAATCTTCAGAACTTAAGTGATATAATTAATCCATGAGGCAATACAAGCTTGTGATCCAGAGGGACACGATTACAGCCAAGCTTTTCGTCCATAATGACAATAAAGTGGAAATAATCGACGCCGATGACAATGTGGATGCTGATTATTTAATTAGAAAACAAACTCTCCTCAAGGAACTAGTAGATATCATGCGCAAGTATGAAGTCAGCTCATGGAAGTGTAATCTCGATACCGTTTAACTTAATGATATAATAAATATATATGGCAAACATGTTATTAGATGGAAGCTTCAAAGCGTTGACATCACTTGATTCCTTTGTCTTAACCAAATCTACGCCTGGGGCATTCGCAGGAGCTACAACGAACGCGAGAGGAGACAGTGGTGGTACACAGGCAACATTTACATTATTTGCAGTAACGGGAGACGTCGAGATTGGCGTTTATGGGGTCTGTACTACCGATCTTGCTTCATCAGGAGCGGGAACGCTCGCCTTGGGGATTACTGGAAATACCGCGATTATGAATGCGGCAACAACGGCCACAGCGATAGATGTCAATGAAGTCTGGATGTCAACTACCCCAGCTATAGGTATGCCACTTGATTCCCTGAATTTCTATGTTGTCGGGAATGGTGTAGATATTGTCGAAACAACGGGAACAGCAGATATTGAATCGGGCAATGTTTATTACATAGCGCTATGGCGACCATTGAGTGCTGGTTCAATTATAGTAAGCTCCTACCCTCCGACCTCATGATATAATTTGGACATGGAGACGTTCGCTCCCGTCCACCCCATCAAAAGAAAAAGATTAAGCTGGTATATCAGGCACCTTCCTGGCCTTGTGGGATACTGGCCGCTCAACGAGGTGGCGGGCACCATAGCCTACGATAAATCCGAACCAAAGGAAACCTCGTTTTCGGTCACTTCAATAACTAGAACGTTGAGTGTGGCTACTGTTACCACCGCTGCAGTGCACGGCTTGGATTCTACAAATATGATAGAAATATCAGATGCCAATGAAACGGCATACAATGGCACATTCCAAATAACGGTGACCGGAGCGAGTACATTTACTTATGTCGTTACGGGAACTCCTGATACACCGGCGACTGGAACCATAGTTTACAAAAAGAATATCAGATACAATGGTACGTTGGCTGGCACAGTCGGAGCGGATGGTCTCATGGGGAAATCGTTACAATTTAACGGGACTAGCGACAACGTTGTCTTTACGGGAATGACCGTCCCCACCACGGCAATCAGCATAGGATTCATGTTTTATAGAATTGGTACACCAAATGGCAATACTAGAGTAATTGATTGGCAAGATTCCGGCCCAGAAGACGGGTTTACGTTTACTCACCCCACAGCAGCTCCTTTTACTATACAATTTACGATTAGGAATGTAGGTACGAATGTCGCAACTATAAACTCTGGGGTAACTGCCAACCAAACTTGGTATTCTTTTATAGGCACTTATGAGGTCAATTCCGTGAAGTTTTACATGAACGGGGTACAACAGGAGACTACTGATACCTCCGCTACTATGACTGGCGCGGCCGCAACGCTGACTATCGCAAAAAGGGCCGTTACTGCTGCCAATTATTTCTCTGGCAGACTACAGCATGTATTTGTAACCAGCGAGGTTCTCAACCAGAACCAGATAACTAAGATTGCTAGAATTTCATTACTGGCATAATATGTTATAATATTTTTATATATGGCAGATATAGCCGAACTTACTCCTAAAGAATTGAAAGAAATCCAAGACTTTTTAAAAAAGAAACAAGTCGATATTCAAATACGATATGCTCCTCAGAAAATTCGTAGAATAGATGATGGCTCATTAATTATCGATGCCCCAATTTTCCAAACAAGCTTTGTTAAAGTAAAACCCGAAGTTGAATCTAAAAAGAATGGCAACGATAAAATAGAAACTATATAAAATAAATGGCTAATCAACAAACCGATTCTTCTTTAATTCATAGGGAACTCCAAAGGAAAAGTCAGGACGTTCATAGAATTTTTAACCCAACAGACAAAGATTACAACCTTTCATGGGATGGATATTTGCACAAGATTCCGGCAAACTCTACAGCCGACTTGCAGACTTATCTCGTAGACAAATACTTGCGCGAGATGACAGACAAAATTTTAAGAGAAAGACAGGAAAATGCCGTAAAAGAAGAGAACGAAAGGCGCAGGAGTCGCGGCGAGAAGGAAATGGAAAAATACCAAGGAGGAGAACAACCCATATTAGAAGGTAAGTTTGCGATCGAGAAGGGAGTTGCCAATCCAGAAGTGAGGATGCAGATATACCAAGAACTTTATATGGGGATTGTCAAGGAATATGGAATCGAGAAAGTACAAAAAGAAACAATAGAGACTGTTCCTACCACCCACGAGCAATTAATGGGTAAGATTTTGAGTTCACGGCGTACTGTAAGCGATGGAGAACCGCCCATCTTATCAAAGACGCCAACTACTCCGCTTGAAAGCATGAATCAGTTCCAACTTAGAAAAGTGGCAAAGGATAGGGGCATAAAAACGGACAAGACAGACAAAAAAAAGGCTCTCATAGAAAAAATTAGTCAAACAGCATGACAATAGAACCGATAAAAAAGCAAATAAGCAACGTATTCGGCATTTTGATCGATAATTGGGAGGATGACTTCAAGCAGTTCGATGCGGAGAACCGACTTAACAATAAGGCTGTAAACAAGATACTTTTAGTAATCCTCAAGAGGTTAGAAGAATTGGAAAAAAATGAGACAACAGAATGAAGGAGTTTTCAATCCGACATCCTCTGATTTTTTCTGCAAGTTCGACGCAGACGGCAAAGGCCCAGTGGTCTATACCGTCCCCTCAAGAGACATAGCTTATTTTACCCCCGCAGTTGCGAGGCATATCAAGAAACACTTATTCGATGCCATCGTCAACGACAGGGGTCTTAATGGGATAGAGTTAAATGCTGATATCAGTAAAAAAAAGGCAATAATGGAGGAAACGGATGGCAATGTTTGAACAGATAACGGCCATAAAAGCGAAGATAGAGAACTTATCCGCAGATTTGTTGGCATTGTCACAGTACGTCGAAAAAATAGACAACCGCGACAAGGTAAGTCTCGAGAACGAGAAAAAGCTCTCGGAAAAGGCAAGGACTATTAGTTTGAAAGAGCTGGACTTCAAAAAAGAAAAGGAGAGCCTAAAAAAGGCTCAAGATGAACTATCAAATTATTCTTATAAATTAGTCCAAAGGGAAAATGCCATCCTGAAGCAGGAGGGCGATATAAAAAAAACGTATGAGAACCTGGAAATCCTAAAAAAAGATATCGCCAAGAGAGAATTTATCGTCATGGACAACGAACAGGTAAGGATCGAGCTCGACAAGGAAAAGGGTGACCTTGACCAGCGAAAGGGCGACATTGAGATAATGGAATCAAAGATCGAGAAGGAAAAACTATTGTCCCGTGATAGAAAGGAAATGTTGGACGAGAGGGAAAGGAAAATCAAGCTAAAAGAGGAACTTCTTATGAAGAGGCTAAATGCCTAGATGATATAATTAATTCATGAGTTCAGAATCTTCCCCAAGTGTCAACGCAATACCATCCATTGTTATTTATGATCCCAGTCTGGGAGTACCAAGGTACGCAACAGGCAGCGCGCTCACGAACTCGACCCCCCAAGATGTCAAGATCGTCGACGCAAACGGATCGCAAGTAACTTTTGTCGATCTTGATATTCGTAATTTAACTTCAACAGACGTAGTAACCGTCACTGGTGGTGCGGGACAAACGGCTGATGTAAAAGTAACCCTTGATAGTGAAACCGTAACTGTAAATGCACATGCAGTTACGAATGCTGGAACTTTTGCTGTTCAATCAACAAATGATTCATTAATAGGCCCTGGCGATCCAGTTATTGATTCTTATACAAGTGATGATATAACGGGAGCTGCCAATACGGCAAATCAGGTACTTATATCTTCTGCTTCCAACAAGCAAATATGGGTTTATGGAATTCAGTTTACTCTTGGAACGGCTGCTGGAACCGTGAGTTTTCAAGATGAAGATGACGCTGCGATAACTTCCGTGATGGCCATGGCATTAAATAGCGGACTTGGTATCCCTCCATCGGGGAATTTCGCCATGCCTCTTTGGAAATTGGGAACCGATAAAGACTTGGAAGTTGATACTGTAACTTGCTCGATTGCGGGATCAATTCAATATGCGATAGTATCTGTATAATCAATTATGGCGCTTTCAGTAACTTCGGTCGCAACTCCAACAATCGAAAATGGTTTTATTGGAAGCGGTGATACAGTAACGATTGCTTCATTTACAGTAAGTGGAACTAATAAAGCGCTTTTTGTTTGTATGATGCTTTGGCAAGATGTTCCTGGATCTGGAACTATATCTGGGATTACTTGGAATACATCTCAAAGCCTTACCAAGATTGTAGAGAAGACTGTCACAGCCGGAGCTATGAGGGCTGAGATTTGGAGATTAATAAATCCTACTAACGCTACAGCCAACATAGTAGCCACCATATCTGGGGATACAGACGCCAGAAAGATGGGAGCAATTCTTTTTGATGGTGCAGATCAAACAGATCCAGATGAGGCTACCCAAACTTCTGAAGGCGGTGCTGGCCCGATTACTTTGGATATCACGACATTGACTGATGGAGCCATTGTGGTCGATTGTGGATCAAATTTTACCACTGATGCTATAACCATTGGTGCTGATCAAACCCCGATTATGGATGACCAGACTGGTTCAACTGGCGGAGTAGCCTCTTATGAGTCTAAGGCAACAGCTGGGACAGTTACAATGTCCTGGACTAAGACTGGTAGTGATGACTGGGCTCAAGTAGCATTATCAGTAAAACCCGCCGCTGCTACGACAATAGTCAAAGACCCTATTGGGCCTGGGATCGAAGTCTTTCCGAGATGATATAATAAATTATGTCAGCAGGAAGGCAAACATATACTTCACTTTTAAATGATTTTTTTGACAATTCTGGGAACCCAGGATCCACGAATACGACTCTAATTGCTTTTTTCGACAGACATTTGGGAGCAAGATATCAAGATTTATTAGCTGAGTTTTCCAACTATAAAACAGAGGCTCCTCCTCAAACAGCGGCAACTGTATTAAATCAACAGTTTTACCATAATCCCCCGGGAATAGTAGATATAGAAAGCGTAAATGTAGATATTGGAGACCAGAATATTCCACTTCAAGTAGTCAATTCACAATTTATTTGGGATAATCTGAACTACATCACAATTTCAAATTATCCTACGCATATCTTCCCAAGACGTGATGACTTCGGCCTTTGGCCGATACCGGACGCAGTTTATACAATCAATTTTGCGAGTCATTATAGAGACAGAGGTTTGACCACAGCGGATATTACCACTGGCACGGTTACTGCAACTAATAACGATGCTACAATAACACATTCAGGGACTTCATTTACCGCATTGATGGTAGGTCGCTGGTTTAAGGTAGATCAGGATGGCTATTGGTATCGCATCGCTTCATTCACAGATACAGCAAATCTTGAACTCGAAAGTGTATATGAGGGATCGAGTGGGTCTTCGCTTACCTATGTAATAGGACAATCCCCCGAACTTCCAGAAGAAATTCACATACTTTTAAGTTATGGAGTTGCGGCTGATTATTTTAGAGGTCCAAGAAAAGACAAAACTACTGCCGATGATTGGGAAGCAATGTATTTAGTTGGTTTAGAGAAAGCAAAGAAAAGATATGTATCTCGAAGCAATAGCAGACTTATAAAACGCAATATGATCAAGAAAGCCGATGAAAATGTTTCATTTTTATGGTCGAAAACTATAACATGATATGGAACAAAAAATTCTTTTAAGGGATTACTCGGGAGGAATATCTCTAACAGGTGAAAGAAAAGCCCAACCATTTAGTGCTAAATTCATCAAAAACTTGAATATATATGAGGATCCATCATATATCACGCTCTCCAAACAAGCGACTGAAGTTACCGACAATGCGGTAGGGGGTTTGGGAATATGGGCAGAAGACGGAAGTCCATTTGACACAAACCGCTATTTTTATCTAAGCAATGGAGAGCTTTGGCGGGAAACATCAGGTGGAGTATGGTCAAATATAAGGACTGTTTCGGGTTCGTTTGGGGAAGGATTTAAAGTATTTAACGACTATCTTTACTATATGATAGCTAACGATATAGGTAGATATGGCAAGCTTTCGGGAACTCCAGCCTTTGACGACAATTTAACGAGCTGGTGGGATGGCGCAATCAGCGATATTCAAACAACTGGCGGCGGAACGGGCCAAACATATTCGACTGCAACATCTATAGCCGAAACTGCCACCCATAGACAGACTTTTACGACTACCCATGATCCTTTAAAAGAAATTACCATCGATATCAATGACACGGGCGATGACCCCAACTGGACGGTTACGGTCCATGATTCTGAGGACAACTTGATAGGATCAAAGACAATAGCTTTCGCAAGTATAACCACCGGCGATAATATTTTCACGTTTGCTACTGCGCTAAGACTAACAATAGGAAATTCGTATCATTTTCATGTTACAACATCAACCACAACTGGAGCACCAAAAGTAACAAGCAATGTGGCTTCGGATTTGGAAGGCGCGGAGTTTATCGTAGAGTATGGAGTTTTGATTGCCACAACCGAATATCATCCCGCAGTCGTAGTCGAAGACAAGCTAATTGTGGGAAATAGGGACTACTTGGCCGTTTTTGATGAAGCAACATATGACCCCAACAAGATACTCCTAGAACGCGGATTTGAGGTAGTATCAATTACTAAGGAAAATGAAATGCTGGCAATATCTGCATATAAAGGAGACACCATAAGCACGGCCGAGGAATCAAGGATATTTTACTGGGATACAATAGCCCCCTCGTGGAATTACTTTACAGATACAACATCCATTGGAGTAGGAAATTCCATAACTAATAGTGGGAATGTATTTAGGGGTATATTTGGAAATAGAGGAGCCCTTTATGAAAGCAATAATCTTACAAAAAAGATCGCCCATACCCCGAAATTGGCACGTAGCAAGATAGTCAATGTATACCCATCAGCCCTCTCCCATCATGAAGGAATAACTTTAATAGGAATTGGCAATACGAACGATGGAAGTTCATTGGAGCAAGGAATTTACGCCTATGGAGCCGAGAATAGCCAGCTCGGGGACGCATTGGTACTGCTTTATACGATATCTACTGGAGATACCCAAAGTGCGAACATAGAAATAGGTTTTGTAAGCGTAATAGGAGACGATATATATTTCAGTTGGCGCAACAATACAACCTATGGAATAGACAAGATAGAAGTAGACGCTTTGGCAGTAACCTCGGGAAGCTATGAAAGCTTAATTTTTGACAACGGGGATACGGACAAAAGCAAACTCTTAATTCACCAGCTTTCAACTTACGAGGCGCTTGAAACGGGGGAAACCGTAACCAACAAGATTAAGTTCGAAAGGACGACGTCCTTTACCGCTGGTACTGCTTCGAACACCGTAGGAGACACTAGGGTCAAGGACATTTTTAACAAAAGGTTTAAGGAAGTTGAGCTAGAATTTGAGGTCACTTCAACGGGTTCGTTTCCCAAAATAACCCAACACGAGATACTCTTTAACGACCTTAATGAAGAAGGAAATGAGTAGTGGCACATTCCCTATTTTGTGGTATAATTATTTATGCCTAAAAAAACTGGAGATATAAAAATTTAAAGAAGTGGGTAGAAGAAAATCCACATCCACTCCTTGGTAAAAAAAGATCTAAAGAGACAAAAGATAAAATAAGTAGAGCTAAGAAAGGTAAACCTTCAAAGTCAAAAACTAAATTCAAGAAAGGAATGATTCCATGGAATAGGGGAAGGAAGGGCGTAATGCCAGAGCCTTGGAACAAAGGATTAAAAGGATATAACGCTGGAGAAAAAAGTCCCAGTTGGAAAGGTGGACTAAAAAAATGTTTAGAGTGTGACAAAAAGTTATCAAGGAATCCTGGAAAAAGTCAACTTTGCTGGAATTGCTTTATAAAAAACAGGAAGGAGCATGAACAGTCTAACTGGAAGGGAAACGATGTCGGTTACTACGGTCTACACGACTGGATAAAAAGAAAGAAGGGAACACCTCAAAAATGTGATAAATGTGGAGATATAAGTAATAGAAAATATGAGTGGGCAAATAAAACTGGTAAATACAAAAGGGTTTTATCAGATTGGATGAGGGTCTGTACTCCTTGCCACCGAAGATATGATTACAAAAATGGTATTATTAAACCAGAGGAACTTAAAAGACAATGACCGATTTCGAAACAATCCTGCCTGTTCCCATCCGGCAGGATAATCCTAGGCGCATATCTCAGAGAGAAATACAGCCATCGGCCGTAAAGGAACGCAGCTTGGGCGAGATATTTTCCATAACTGGAACTACCAGTTTTTCTTCAATAATCACACTTGGCAACGGGGAAGAAGTAAATATAGACTTTACATTTACACACGAGAAGAAATATGATTTATTAATAGTTGAGCCTTATATCTCAATTTATATAGGAACTATCGCATCCGCAAACAGACTTCCTGACGGGTCGGCCGTAACTGAGAGTCAATGGATTTTTAACTCACCAACATTTAATTACGATCAATGGGATGGTCACAGATATAGTTCTGTTATATCTATCTATATAAGAAATGTATCCGCTGGTGCGGGCCAAGTTATCGCAGCTCGTGTGAAAAGTAAATTTATTTCACGTACAAGTAATTTCTAGTATGAAAATACAAGTCATTAAACATAACAAAAAGGAAGTAATCTATATTCCAGTGGCTAAATTTGGGGAAATTAGCCTCATTCTCAACGTCAAGAAGAATGGCATTGAACCTTTGTCTTCAGAAATCGTGGAGATGACGGAGAAAGAACTGAAAAAGAAGCAAAATGCTTGACTTTATAATTGTAAAATAGTATAATATAGGATATATGGAATTATTTATATTGATTTTTTTAATAATTTATTTATCTGAAATCTTTGAAAATAAGGATGACGATAATATTGATGAACTAGAATATGAAGAAGGAATGAAGGAATTAAAACATTTAAATAAATAACATGATTTGGTTTATAATATTAGGATTATTAATTACCGCTTGGTTCGATTTTGATGAGGAAAAGGAAAAGAACGATAAATTGAGGGAAAAAATAAAAGATATTGAAACTTTTGACGAATTTCAGGATTTCAAGGATTTTGAAATCTAATCCGGTACATAGGCCCCTCCCGAAAATTGTAATCCGAGAACTTTTGCAAGAGCATATAATCCCGTTCCAGTTGCTACTCCTCCTACAATTTTGCCGCCTGTTTTCTTTGCAAATTCGCCCGCTTTGGAGGGTGTGGGTTTAAGTCCTTCTACTATTTTTCCTCTTTCGAGGCTTCTTGCAATACTGCTTAGAATTTTGTCCTCTTGCAATCCTTCATGTATCATTGCCGTTCCTTTTTCAAATCCAGGTGCCACTCTTTCTAGCTCTGACCTGATCCCATCCCTAATTGCCATGTGATACCCCGACTTGATGGTGTCTCCTGCTTTTCCCGAAGTTTTAAATCCAGTAACCGCAGTATCCCATCTTTTCTTTGCCGTTAAAGGGTTTATATTCTTGCCCTTGTAAAACCTCTCTGCTTTCTTGAGCAAGGTCTTTATTCCTTTTTCCTCCGAATCGGTTGATGTTGGGATGGCCTCGTCTGCCCATTGTCTTATTGAACTATATATTTTATTCCCGCTTACCTTCTTGCCAAATCCCTCTGCTTCTTTTATTGCCGCATTCCTTACTTCTTTACCCTTGGCAGCCTGCTCGGTTCCTTTTCGCAGTATGTCTTCTGTCAATTCTGGCGCTTTAGCCCCGAATGCCCGTTCTAGTTTGGGGGCCAAGAATCCCTTGAGCATTTGGTATCCAGCGACCGTTTCTAGTTTTGCGATTATTTCTTCCCTGGCCGCATCGTCTAATTCCTTAACTCTTTCCGTTTGCGGCTTAAATTGCTCGCTTCTTTGTCTGGCAGATTCGATATCGCCGGTTAATATGTCGCCGATATTCTGTCCAGTTGCGATGACGCCCTTGCCTGCAATTTTGGGAGCTTCTTTGGCATATTGCTTGATTCCTTTTAAGCTGAACAGCTTTTCTAGATAAGTCCTATTTTTAAATTCTCCGGTTGGACCCAATTCTGGTGGAGTTTCAGGCAAATTAGCTTGTATAGAAAGATCGGGCATGTCTCCAGTAATTTCTTGTTTTAGTTTATCTAATTCTTCAGATCGTTCTAGTCCAAACTTTTGCCTTGCAGATTGCATGATCTCTATTGCTTCGGTAGGAGTATCGGTGGGTTGTGGTAGTCCCTTACCTGCTTGAAGTTGCTCCTGGAAGGCTATATTTCCAGAATCGCCAGCCGCCTTCGCTAGTTGTGGCCTTATAGATTCAAGAGTCCTGAGATAGGTATTCAATCTTTCGGTTGCGGAACCTGGTTCGCCTGGAGAAACTTGCCTTTCGATCTTTTTCGTTACTCCTGGCAATCTACCTCCAAGACCAGACTTACCAAAGGCTAGGGATTCTTCTCCTTCTTTTCCAAAATATATGTCTTCCAGTTGACCAACTACTCTCTCTGTTTCAGGTTTCGGAGCTTCTTCTCCACCAGCCTCTATTTTTTGGAGTTTAACCTCCGCCTCTTTTCTCGCAAGAGTGGACTCTGGTGTTTGTGCTTTCTGATATTCAGCCACAAGATTAGGACTAATTGTGCTTAATTGCTGGGGATATACACCAGTACGAACTTCACCTGTTTTGGTGTTATAAACATCGACCGTTCCATCGTTATTATATTTTGATATTGGCATAATTTACCATCCGTCCATTGTACTCAATCCACTACTGCTTGACCCTAAATCAACCTTACTTACGATATTCCCGTTATTGTCATAAGTCACCAAAACCTTTCTCCCTCCTATCGTCTCTATTGACTGGGAATTTTTAACTTGAGTGTATTGACTTTCGGCTATGGCAAGCTGTTGTGCCCTATCCAGTTCTGCCTGGGTAGCCTGAAAACCTTGATTTAACTTTGTAAGAAGAAGGTCAAATTCGTTTTGTTTGTCTTGGGTATAGTTTGTTTGCTCACGAGCAAGTCTGTCGCTCAGGAGGGGTAGCGCCGCCTGGTAGAATGGTTCCAACTCCTTGGCCTGCTCGGCTACTAGATATCCGAGCCTTGTCCCCAGTTCCTGTTCTGAAAATTGCTGCTGTGAGACAGCCTCTTGGGCTAAGGGAGCAATTCTTCCCTGCTCTGACGCTATCCTTTTTTGAAGGTTGGGCGCTGATATTCCTACTTGCTTGGATATAGTCTCTTGGGTTTGCGGGATGCCCTTTAAGGTCTGCGTGAGATCGAATGCCGATTGCCTAAGCGCAGGCAGTTGCAGTTCTCCGCCTATCCGCTCTGCCGCAGTGCCAAGCTTTTCTTGTCCTGCAACCTTTTCATTTAATGCAGCCATAAAAGCTTCCTCCTCGCCCTTCTGCTTGGCTGCGAATGCTTCGGACTCCTGTTTGCTGTATGCCTCAGGCGTGGTGAACACGCTCGCGCCCCAGCCGTACTCCCCGCCGCTTGATGTGGGAAAATCTATCTTCTGTCCCGCAGTAAGCGGAGTCTCTTGGGATATTCCAGCTTGTGAGGCGAAGAGATCCAACCTTGGAACATACCCGCCCTTCTTTTGGGCTATTTGACTGAGCGTCAGTCCTTCATATTCTTTTGGTACGACGAAAGTTGTGGCCATATTTAAAAAATAAGACCCCACCTTTAGTGGGGTATATTCCTCTTTGGATAATTATAGCATTATACTTGCATTCCCATTTCCTGAAGCTTTGAAAGTGATTTTAAACGGCTATCTAGTGCTTTAATAATTATGGAAGATTCAGGACTGGGAACTCCGCCAGGTTGTCCAGCCTGTGGCAATACTTGCGGCTGTCTTTGTGGAACCGCTGAAGATGGATTTGAGCCGACTGGAGCAGGTGGCAAGTTCTCTGGTGCTGTGGGGGCTGCTGGTGATATTTGAGAGGTCGCTCCGACTCCCATACCTCGGCGTTTCATGGCCTCGATTATCTCGGTTCCTCCGCCTATTGCCGCTCCGAAATTTCCTATGTTGGGATCCATTCTGCTTAAAATTATATCATAAGAAGGTTTGCTATAATGAAGACATGGCAGTTGCAGTAAAATCTACAAATTGGACTAAGTCTTCTATAAATCAGACAAATTGGACTAAGGTGGCCGTAAACCAGACGAGCTGGGAGCCAGACATTATCTTTTCTGAGTCGGGATTGCTTTTACAAAATGGGGTGGATTTTTTACTTTATCAGAATGGAAATAAGATAGGATTGCAAGCATGAGTAATGCCATTTTAACTTCGATTACGGGATTGTCGACGCCGGCTAGCGGTGATTTTTTCTACATAGTTGATATTTCGTCCACGAGCGAGAACGCCGCAGGTGATAGTCGTAAAATTACTTACTCCAATCTAGTGGGGGGGGTTTTATCGGAACTTGGGGTTACGAGTTCAGTCGTGGAACTTAACTTCGTGGATGGTGTCACGAGCGCCATACAAACACAGATCGACGCAAAACAATCAATCGTAGCAGGCGTGTCAAGCACGGAAATTGGATACCTTGACGGAGTTACGAGCTCTATCCAAACACAGATTAATGCTAAAGCCACATCTGCTTCGCCTACGTTTACGGGGACAATAACAATCACAGGCTCAACCATTGTAAATACGGGAACCATTACATTGCCGACTTCCACAGATACTTTAGTAGGCAGGGCTACCACGGACACATTGACAAACAAGAGGATCACCCCAAGGATTGTCACCGCAACCGACGATGCCACGGCGGTTATAGACGTTGATGTTACGGATCAGTATCAGCTTACTGCTATTGCCAACGCCACAGAATTTACAGTTACGGGCACTCCGGTGAATGGCCAAAAACTAATAGTGAGACTAAAAGATGCTGGTGTGGCTAAGGCGCTTACTTGGACAGGTTTTATTGCCATTGGTTGCACCGCACCTACAACAACAGTCGCGGGCAAAACCCACTATATCGGGTGTATCTACAATTCGGCCACGCCCACTTGGAATATTGTAGCCGCTATCGTGGAGGCATAAGATGGCAGTTGAAGCTACACACCTAACAACAAGTTTTAACGAAGCAGACGCCTCTTCTTATGCAACAGCATCCATATCACCCACGGCTAGTAGGGCCTTAGAAAACATTAAAAATCAAGGACTTAATCCTTCGGCTGGTCAATATGGTAAAGGTGTCTATTTTGCTCCAACAGAAGAATTAACTCGTGGTTACGGTTCTCTAGAAGAAGTTATGTTAAGAGTTAATAGATCCAAACTTCCTAAAGATTGGCAGGAATTCCCAGAACAAGGTTGGACCAAAAAAAATATACCAAAAGAATCCATTGAAATTAAAATTGGGAAAACTTGGGAACCACTCTCCACCCAACCTAAAGGAGTAGGGGGAGTAAGGGAATATCCAAAGATTTATCACGCTACTACGAAGCAGAATGTAGAGAGTCTAAATGCTATGGGGGTAAGAAGCGACTTGAAAAAACTATACTTCACTTCAGACGAAAATATTGCTAAGGGATATGGAGAAGGTATTATTGCCTTAAACGAAAATCATTTCCAAGTACTACCTTCTACATCACCAAGAGCTAAGGCGATGTTTGAAAAAGCTGGTGTTGACCCCTCGGTTCCACATATTAACGACAAACTAATGAATATACTCAAAAGCGAGGGGTATGATGGTATCAAATACCCTACAGCGGGGGGCAACTGGGATTATGAAATTTTTAATACGACAAAAATAAATAAGTCAATCAAAAACACCCTCCTCATCCAATCTAAATGAGTAGAGAAAGTGACAGACTCACGCGTTAACGTTTGTTTAAAATCTCGTTCAAAAAACCCATGAATATCTCCAAGAGATTTAGTAACAATCCAAATGCCAAAAGAAATAATATTGCATTAATTATAATCATAATGGATATTATAAGATATAATCTTATAATTGTCAATAGGCAACATGGATTAGCGTCTATGATATAATAATTTCAATGAACACAGACCAAATCCGCGCCGCGCTATTAGCCCGCTCGGGGCAACCCTCAACAGGACAACAGCCAGTTCCACCGACACTTTCACAGACCGGGGCAACTCCGGCAATACCAAGGCCAGTAACGCCGCAACCGATGGGACAGCCGTCAGTTAGTGCACCGCCTGCGCAACCATTACCTGCATTTGACGATGAAACCAAAAAAATCTCCAAGGTGCTTATCTCCAAACTATTAACGGTGTTATAATTTGCGTAACAAAGTTTAACGAATTTACAGGAGAAATAAATGGCAACACAAACTTTTTACCCAGACGCAAGTCCAGAAACAACCTCGGTTGATGGATATGTTGCCCATGACGAGGATGGTCTTACATTTTCAGCCTTGGTAGCTTCTGCAGGAAATACTGTAGATGATTCAGGCGTTGTTAGTCTTGCCTCGCTTAGAGCTGGTGGAAACATTGACAAATGGAAGCTTATTTATAGAGGAATTTTTTTATTTGATACATCTTCATTGACAAACGCTGCCGTAATAGACTCTGCTACTTTTTCACTTTATGTTACTTTAATTGATGATAGCCATTTTAATCAATCACTAAGTGTTGTTTCCTCTAATCCAGCCTCGAACACCGCACTTGCCAATGGGGACTATGCCACAACAGGAACGACTAGATTTGCCTCAGATATTGATTTTGGATCAGTAACTCTAAATGCCTACAACGACTTCTCGCTAAATGCATCTGGATTAGCCGCGATAAGTAAAACTGGCATAACTAAGTTGGCTATTAGATGTAGCGGAGATGTTGATGATTCTGCACCAGCATGGTCGGATAGTGAGGCTTGTTCTGTTCTTGTTTCAACAGCGGATGCTGGTAGTAATATGCCAAAGCTAGTTGTAAATTATCATTTGTTAGCTGGTAATTTCTTTCTGATGTTTTAGAAAGAATATGACAAAAAAGATAAAAAATATGATAACGAAAACTGATATAAAATTTTGGATAACAATTATGGCAATCGTTGTTTCGGCGACGATCTGGGGAATAAGGCTTGAAGGAAAAGTCAACACAACAATTTCACTATTAGAAGACCAAAGGACGAGAACTAATAACTTGACTATTTCAATTAATGATCTATGGAGACAAGTTACGGTCCTCAATACTTTGCACGATAGATAATGCAAGAAAAATTCCAACAGTTCTTCAACCAAAATAATGGAAAATTTGTAGAGGTTAATGATCCTACTAACAAAAATCAATGTATGGACCTCGCTTACGCTTTTTGTGACTTTCTCGGAATCCCTAGAGATACCATACGCCACTTATATGCAAAGGAAGTTTATACTCGGGCAACTGATCTAACAAAGAAATATTTTGATTTGATTGCCAACTCGCCGGAGGGAGTTCCTGGAGTCGGGAATCTTGTTATATTTAGCGAAAAAATTGGAGGAATCGCTGGCCATATTTCAATCTCGAACGGGACGGGGGACATTAATAATTTTGAGTCGTTCGACCAGAACTTCGGGACTCCTAAATATAGTAGAATAGTGAAGCACGACTATAAGGCCGTTATCGGATGGCTAAGGCCTAGAATAGAAACTAATACTAATATGCCAAACTGGCTAATAACTTTATTACAGGAAAACAATTTAAACATAGAAAAAGAGGGAGACATCAGAGCTTTCTTTGAAAAGGCGAAAAAGTATGATGACGAAACAAAGCAACTCAAGGAACAGGTCAAGTCAGCCAACGATGCACTTGCGGACCGTGCTAGGGAAGTTAGTTTGCTTACAGAAGATAATCAAAAACTTACCGATAAGGCGACCGAAAAAGAAGAACTCTATAATAAGGCAAGAAGTGAGCGGGATACGGCGACTTGGGAAAAACAAAAGCTTGAAATCGAAAATAAAAGTCTTCAAGAAGAGGTTGAAAACAAGAATAAAGAAATTGAGAAGCTTAAAGCTCAAAATCCATTGATGGCTTATGGAAGGATAGAAAGACTGGTATCTTTGTTTCGTAGGGCATAGGCTCGATTAAGTGAAGCCACGCGATAGGTGGTGAGTATATATGAATATAAGACTAAGTTCTAAATTACAAAGTAAATGGTTAGAAAACCAGATACTGTTTTTACGCCCACTTGTTGTCTTTATCGGCATTCTTTATATAGGATTTTTAATCCCCAGGATAGAAGAAAATGGTATCTCATTACAGGACTTTATTCCTACCAATGGTGTTCTTACTGCGATTGCACTATATGCTGGTAATGCTATTTATGATTATTTACGCAAATTAAAAGGTCAATAAAAAATGGTCCAGTTGGGGGACGTTTCATTATCCCTTCACCGGACCACGTTTATAAATTATACTATGAAAACTCGTCAATCGAATAATATCACCGCGCAAATGGCCTAACGGCCTAACGCTGGCCGGTGACGAAACGATTGCCTTGTTTTCAAACAGAGAGGGGCATTTTGACAGTGATGCTTCTCTCTTTTTGTTTAATAAAATGGAAAGAGAAAAATTTGACGCTGTTAAAAAAGCTAATAGGTATGTAAATGTAGTTGAACTTCAATATTTGAATGAGTTGTGGAATCTTTTTTTATCGCTTGATGATATGCCCAACATCCTTGACAAGAAAGGAATCGTGGACGATTTACTGCTAATAATTAACCGAGAAGAAATTAGATTGAATTTAGACTTTGGGGATGATGAGTTTTGACAAAAGAAAGGAGCAAGTCCTGCCCAAACTTGCTCCAATCTTGTCTTTCCGTTAGGAAAGAAGATGATAAAAATGACAAACTTCAAAAATAAAGTTTGTAACCACATTTTATGATTGTCATACATTTTTGTCAATAGCTGTATAATTGTTCTAGGCGACGTTAATTTTGTAAAACATAGAGGAAACCAATGGTAGTCCGGTTCTCCAACTCACCCACCTAACCAACTACCCGTCGCCTATGTTTTTTGGCTATTGATATTTATAATATGTTTGTTTATATTGATTGTGATGAGTGAAAGCAAGATACTCCTTTTTCAAATATTAATGAAACTTCGAGGCGAATATAAACGCCTCTCACAATTATCCTGGACAATCGCTACTACAGAAAAAAAATACCCTCCAGATACATTGACAGAAAGCGAAGAAGAAGAACTTATCAAATATTACTTGGCGCTTTCGCTTGATCTTGAGGATATAAATAAAAATATTAAGGAGGAATACAAAAAATATAACAAAACTAGAAAGGATAAAAATGCCGGTGAGGCTTGATATACAGCTTCTAAATAAGGAACACAATGAGTGGCTAGAAAAATCCAACAAGTGGTTTATAAGGTCATGGCAACTTAAAAATATTGATAAGGAAATTGCGCTTCTAAAGTCAAAAAAGTATCTCCAAAAGGCTAGTTATTATTCTAAAAAAGTATGTGAAGTCATAGAAAGGGATGGCGTATGGGAAAGCAGATAGAGGATTTTGAGAGAGAGGATTATCAAGGAAAACTACAAAGTAAACCTAAAAATAAAGAGGATGATATTATTTACACTTCGTTTTTAGAAACTCCAAAATATATCCTAGAGCAAATAAAAACTACGGACAGTACGGATAGTACGCATAGTTTTACAGACCTAGATAGAAGTAGATTTATAAAATATTCGAGGCTAAAAGATAATTTTGAAGAGATATTTGAATTTGAGTACCAAGGGAAGCTCTACAAGCCTATAATAGACGATACTTTAACAATGAATGGTATATATCTGTCATCCGGAATAAAAGAGTATAAAAATACCAAAGAAATAACCGACCAAATATCTAGTTTTATAAATACAAATGTCCAACTTTCCAATTTCTTCGAGAAGTTTTTACCCAGGTTAGTTTTATTTTACTGGGTATATGAGAAATTTCCCTTTATCCCCTATGTCCATTTTATAGGTAGAACAACTACTGGCAAGACGACTGCCATGCAAGCTATAGGTATGCTTTGCTATAAGGCAATAGATACCACCGGTTCATTAACAATCGCGTCAATGTTTAGGGTGGCCACGGCATGGAAGGGTACTTTTTTAATTGACGAATTCGATAAAGTTGGAGAGAATGCAAGAGAAATAACATCTTTTCTTAAGTCTGGTACTAGCAATAGGCTTGTACTAAGAGTAGAGGGAGAAAAGAAAAAAGAGGTAAAAGCATATATAGTTAAATCTCCAAAAATGTTTACCTCTGAATCTCCTATTATAGATGCTGGATTATCTTCTAGAACGATACTTGTAAAAATGGAGAAAAATACAAGAAGAATACCTCTTTATTTAATGCCTGAAGATTATTCAGAAGCTCAAGAAATAAGAAATAAACTTTTATTATGGAGACTGAGACATCTAAATAAAATAGATTTAAAAAAAATTAGATATGGGTTCACCGAATTAGAGGCTTTTGACCGCAGAGTTCAACAGGTAATCACACCTATTTATTATTTTTCTGATAAGGAAACTAAAAAAGAGATTATCGAGTTTGCTAAAGAGCAAGAAGATGAAACAAAAAGATCTAGGTTAGAAAGGTTGGAAGGAAGAATATTCGAGTTGATGACGGAGATTTGGAATATGGGCAACGAAGTTCAACTAAAAGCGTTGACTTCTATACTAAATGAAAACAACAAAGGGTTGGGTTATAAATCAGAATTAACGGAAGCAAAAGTATCAAGTATTATAAGAAAAGTCCTCGGTTTTAAGACAGAACCGCGTGGAGATAGCAAATTAAAGTGGATTATTATAAATATTGAAAAGGAGGCTGAATTGAGAGACTACTATGGTATATCTACCTCTGAAAATCCAACCGTACTATCCGTACCATCCGTAGAAAGTGAAGAATAATATTGCCTCTTGACAATAGTAAAATAATATTTTACAATATACACAATGTCAGATTTAACAAAACAAACAACCAAGATATTAGACGTGCTTAAGAAAACTGGTATGCCAGATAAGTATTACGACATAGTCTACTCCGCTCTACAAACAGCTTATATAAGCGGCCGGAGCGAGGGTCTAAACATGGCAATAAAAATAATCAAAAAGAGATACCAAAAATATGGCAAGTAAAAAGCTGAATAATTGTATCTGTGAATATTGTAAATTAGCATTTCACTTAAAAAATTCCGCTGTTAAAAAAGGGAGAGGAAAATATTGTAATAAAAAATGCTATAGCTTAGGTAAAAAACCACTTACAAAACTTCATAAACAAAATGTTAGTCTGGGTCTTAAAAAATACAATGCGAAGATTCAAAAACATTATTTAACAGGTAGGATTCCATGGAATAAAGGTATTAAATCAAAAATTTCTGGTGAAAATCATTATAAATGGAAAGGCGGAATAACCCCTACAAATCTAAAGATTAGGCATTCTATCGAATATAAAAATTGGATCAAAGAAGTTTTTAAAAGGGACAATTATGTCTGTATGTTTTGTGGCAAAAAAGGAGGATATTTAGAAGCACATCATATTAAAAGTTTTAGTAAATATCCAGATTCGAGATTCAATATTTTTAATGGCGCAACTTTATGTAAAAATTGTCATGATTTAACAAAAAATTGTGAAGAAATATGGGAATTTTTTATAAACATGAATTTATTTTATTTTAATTATGAGTGATTTAAGAAAAACCAACAGACGTGGAGAATTCTATTGGAAAGGTGAACCAGAAAAACCATATGTTTCAGTTACACGAGTGCTTTCTATATTAGATAAGCCAGCTCTCCGGTGGTGGTATGGCGATCAAATATATAATGCCATGATACTTGATCCCACTTTGAGTAGAACTGAGGCGCATGCAGCTCCATACAAGTCCAGTAAAAAGGCCGCCTCAAGGGGTACAACTATTCACTCAATTATCCAGGCCTACAAAGTATCTGGATTTCTAGCCGAAGTAAAGAAACTCCCACCCCACCTAAGAGGATACGCCCAGGCGTTCAATTCTTGGGTATCCGACAATAAGATAGAGATACTTGAGCAAGAAAAAACAGTATTTAGCGAGCGGTTCGGATACGCCGGCACTACAGACCTTATAACCAAGGTAAACGGCAAGAGACAAGTTGTGGATGTAAAAACAAACAAGGACGGGAATGTTTATCAGGAATCATTTTTACAAGTATCTGCCTATATCAATGCGCTAAAGGAAAATGGCATAGAAGTAAGCGACGGATATATCCTAGCCTTATCAGAAACTGGCAAGTATACCTATAAACAGGCAGAGGATTGTTTCGAGCAATTCCTGGCCGCGAAAAAGCTCTGGGTTTGGTCTAACAAAGAAGTTTGTAAAAAACTGGGATATGGAACAAGAGAGAAGGTGAAAAAGAATGAATAAATACACGATAACTTTTGAGAATGGAGTCTCAAACACTATAGTAGCCGAATCAATGAGTGACGCCATAGATGGACGCAATGACATCTTGGAAGTTAAATATAAAGGCAAAGTAGAACCCGACATAGCAGGAATAAAAATAGGAGCCGAATTTAATAATTGCCGGGGAGGAATAGCCATTGCCACGGCAATAGAACAACTTAGACTTAATGAAGACATAAAAGTTGAAGATTTAAACGAAAGCTTCTGGCAGAACGACGGAGCCACCTTAGTTTTCAACTTAAAAAACCCTGAACCAATCATGGTTGCACAGGTTGGCAAACTAGGAGTTGAAATGGAAGCGGACGAGTTTGACTGGAAAATTGGCGGGGCTAACAAAATATGGTTTAGGCTGTGGTGGGATTAATTAGACTTGAGGGGTTGATTTAAAAAGAAGTATAAAAGAAACTAAGACATGGAAACACAAAAAAATAGTATGACTTGGAAATCAGGAAATTGGGGAAAAGAAGCAAAAGAAAGAAGTAAAAAAAGACTGAATTATTTTAAAGAATATAGTAAAACATATTTCCTTACCCATAAAAGAAAATACCAAAGAAAATTTAATGGACTTGGATCAAAAGGAGAATTAATAGCACTTTCAATATTAAAAGGATCTCAATTAATTAGAAATTCAAATTTTGATCTTTTGTGGAAAGGAAAAAAAATTGAAGTTAAAATTGCAAATTTCAATAAACGAAAAAGATGGGAATTTAATACTCGTAGACAAAAGAATAAAACGGATTTCTTTTTGTTAATATGTATAGCAAAAGATAAGAAATATTTAGAAAAAATTTATTTTATTCCAGATAAAAAATTTAACAATCTTAATATTTGCATCTTCAAAAAAACAATAAAATATAAAAAGTTTGAAATTAGATCGGGGGTGACAATAAAAACATCATGACAGATAATATAGACGATATTAAAATTGTAATAACCGAAGACTTCGAAACTATACCAGAAGACACCTACGAAGTCGTAATCTCAGACATCAAAAAAACAGAAGCACCAGTCTATAAGAATCCCGACGCTATGGAGACTGTATACACGTTTGAATTCACAGTTTTATCAGGGGAATACGAAGGGCGAAAGCTGTTTAGGAGAATCCGTCCCAAGCTGTCCCTAAAGCCAAACCCAAGCAATCTTTATAAGGTTTGGAAGGCGGTTACTGGCAAGGAGCACGCCAAGGATGAGTTTAACGATTTCCACGTCTCGAGTCTTCTTAATAGGACAGTAAAGGTTATAACTGAAAACACCACAAAGGGCGATCAGACATACACTAATATTGCCAACTTCCAGTATCTTAAAGGAAGTGAAGACAAGATAACCGATAAGGATATTGAAGAGATAACCAAGCCGGTAAAGAAATAACGAGTCATGGGGAGAGCTTGCAAGGCCTCTCCCCATTGACAAAAATCAACAAACTACTTATAAATAAATAAATATATGAATATTGTAGACAAACTCTTAGACCCAGCTTCCGACATCTCAACTCTTGGTGAGGATGAGATGATAGCTCTCATGTCCGAGTCAATCTCTTTCAGAGAAAACTACCAGAAGATATTTGGCCGGATAGCCTCCGAGTACACGAGAAGGAATATAGACAGAAAACGCGTTATGAAGAACCTCGCTGCACAACTAGAGGAGATGACGGGCATAAAGGTAGCAGAGAACTCTCTCTACGTTTACCGCTACGTCTGGGACAGAGTTGGTGCCTTGGGAGTTCCCCAGGACTTCGCCTACAGAACTTGGCGCTTATTAGCAGAGAGTGACAACCCTAAAGGGTGGTTGAATAAGGCCAAAACTAAGGGCTGGAGCGGCCCTTATCTCGCCAGGAGAATTCTTAAAAAAAGGGGAATAAATAAAAGAATAGTAACTTGCCCCCACTGCAAGGAAACCTTCGAACTCTGATGGTCAAACCTTCCGGCAGGAAGGCCAAGGGAAACGCCGCTGAACGGGAATTTTCCAACATGCTAACCGAAGCGGGTATTGAATCCAGAAGAATCCCCATGTCCGGCGCTATAGCGGGCTGGAAGGGCGACATAGAAAGCAAAGGCGTGCCGATAGCTTGGGAGGTTAAAAACCAAGAGACTTGGCGACCACTTCAATATTATAGACAGGCCAAGGAATCAAGAAACCTCGGAAGCAGGAAAACTCCTATTGTAGTAATGAAAGCAAACAGAACCCCGTTTTTTGTCTTCCTGGACGCCGGAGACTTTATAGAGATACTCGTATATGCACTAAAAGGTGGCTTTAAATAACCACAATTGTTGATTCTTGACAATAGTAAAACATAATTTTACAATCTATATTAATGAATAAAAACAATCTCCTCAAAAGGCTTTCTTTTGAATATCTTGTTAAAGAGATACCTCTTATTAACCAAAGGCCTGTTAGAAGCAAACAGGTTAAGCCACAAGATGTTATAAAAGTCGATAGTCAACCAAAAACATTATCTGAATTTCAAGAAGATCATGTCTACGCCGAAGAGTTGGAACAAAAACTAGCAGAACTAAAATGAAAAAAATAGTTTACGGCAAGTGTCCAGTTTGTAAGAGAGATTTTAGAAAAAAATCTCATGGAATGACCAAAGCCTATTGTGGTGCGAGATGTAAAATGCTGGCCCATTGGGAGAGAAGGATTTTAATGGAACATCATTTGGGGTTTTTGACAAGATATAAAAATGTATATAAATAGGCTAATTTTAATTAGCGATGATGGAACCAAAACCTTTATTAGAAAAGGAAGTAAATGGATGGCTGTTGGACACAAAGAACGATTACACAAAGATTTATATTTAACCCTAACAGAATTATTATTATTAATTGAGGGATTGTTAAAATCGAAAAATGAAATATAAAGAAGTAATTATCAAAAGACAAGCACAGTATAAAAGATACATAATCAAGAGATTTATGACCGAAAGTGAATTGGGGGCGTTTGAGAAAAATTATCAAGAAAGCAAAATGATTTCTGTAGGCAGGAGATTTTTAAAGAATAAATGAAAAAAATCGAAGGAATATTTAATATCGCAAAAGAACTGGGACTTGCCGAAAATTACACACGCCTGTCGGGACTATTACAGATTATTGACGCACCTAAAAGAATTACAGAGGGGGGCGTAGGAAAATACAGTATTACAGAATATCAGCTAAAAGTGATTAGAAACTATACCGAAGCCATGCGTAAGGAAATGAAAAAATGAAATCTAAAAAAATAAACCAAAGAAAAAGAAAAGTCTTTTTTAGAAGATATGAACCAGTAATAATTACAATCGTTTGGATAATCTTAATTATTTGGTCGCTTATCTTGTTAGCAAAATAAATGAAAAAAATAAACATTAGTACAAAAAAATATCCCAATAAGTTTGTACTTGTTGATAATGAAGACTATGAATGTTTGAATCAATGGAGATGGCATTATGATGGTACTGGATATGCTGTTAGAAAAATAATTAAAAACAAAAATGTATGGATGCACAGATTTATAAACAAAACTCCACAAGGATTTTTAACAGATCATATAAGTAGAAACAAATTAGATAATAGAAAAAATAATTTAAGAATTGCCGATACACAATTAAGTGCAATAAATAGAGGCATGCAATCAAATAACACTTCTGGACATAAAGGAGTTAGTTGGGATAAAAAATCCAAAAAATGGCAATCTTTTATTCATTTTATGGGGAAGAAATATAATTTAGGTTATTTTATAGATTTAAAGAAGGCAATAAAAACTAGAAAAGTAGCGGAGAAGATTTTATTTATTCGTTAATAGTTTTTCACTTTGGGAAGAAGCCCCTAAAAATGCTCACTTCTTCCCTTAGATATTTGGACTTGTAGTTTTATTAGACAGTCTTTACTGACGAGTAGGGATAGGAAAACAACCTATTTGGGAAAGTAGGGAGAGGTAGGTGCAAGTCCTACCGAGTCCGTCAAAGGAATATTAAAAAATATGGGAAATAAAAATGAAAATACGCTTTAGAGTTTGGGATAAAGATAAAAAGAGGTTGATTTATTCAGGGTGTGATGATTTTGTATTTTTAGTTTTTCAAAGAAATGGCAAAGTAGGCGTTGAGGGTTGTCATAATTTGGGTGGCGATCCAGATGAAGAAATTGAAAATTTTGAACTTATGCAATTTACTGGTATGACCGACAAAAATGGAAAAGAGATTTATGAGGGAGACAAAGTTGAAGAATTAAATGACAGTGGCTCAGTAGTTGATAGCTTTACTGTTAAATTAAAAGAAGGTGGATTTTATCCATTTGCAATTCCTGCTTGGGAATGTACGCCAGAAACAAAAAATTGTGTTATCGTCGGAAATATCTATGAAAATCCCGATAAAAAATGAAATCGCTTAAATTCTACAAAAACAAACTAAAGATGATTGCCTATAGAAATCGACACAGGAAAGCCAACTATGACAAAGGCGACTTCTCAGATATTAAATGGAGGCACTACACCTCAAGCGAGGATTATGAAATATTATTTTCCGATAAGACCGACAGGGAAAACGCCAAGTATTTAAAAAGAAGCGTCAGGTCTATTCAAAAAAGAAGATGGTCTATAACACACAATAAGGTCAAAAGTGCCTACAACAATGCGGAAACATTGAATAAAGTAGGAGAAGGAGCGTGATATCGATGAAACTTTTATTAGCATCTTTATTTTTAACAGTTACAGCACTCTCTTTCTGGGGGAGTACTAAAGTATTCGCCACTGGAACCCAAAACTCAAACGGAGAATATGGTGAGTGGGAAGATATATCTTCTTGTAAGGCAGCATGTGGACAAACTGAGGGACATAAAACCCAACAGAGGGTTTGTGAATATGACAGAGGAGAAAACGAATGTAAACCTGAAAAGTGGGAATGTCCAGAAGGCTATAACGAACACAATGAAGTTTGTAGAAAATGGGACTGGCAAGAATGGGAATGGGTTTATGCAAACAAGGTAAAGACCCAAGAAGCTGATGTTGAAACAAACGAGGAAGTACCCTGTTCTATAAAAGAGGAGGAGGTTGTAGCTTGTGATGTTCCAGAAGAACCACAACCTACACCAAGGCCAGAACAGCCTTTAACTCAGGCTGGTGCTCCAATTTGTAATGATGGTGGCGTTCCTAAATACGCACCAACAGTTACCTATGCTTGGAGGACTGGTACAGATCTAGATGTTAGATGGACTACTACAGACACTAATGATTTTGTTTTGTATTACGGCCCGACAGGTAAGGATTTTGTTTGGAATACTGGAAGGATAAGCGGACAGGAAACGATAGTACATAATGTCAATCAAATGGTTGACGTTATCGCCTGTTCGGTAAGTAAATGCGGATCAGAGAACTGTGGAGTTAGGTTCATTGATCCCTAATCGGGGATTTTATATGACAGCCATCTCCTTAGCGGTAAATGGCTGTCAAAATAAGATTTAACTTTTATCAAAGAAGGAATATGAAATTAAATCTAAATATGACTATAGAGGAAATGGTTGAATTTACTGTTAACAGTTGGATTGGAGTCAATGAGTTTGGGAACGAGATTATTTTTGAGAAAGATATCCGTTTAATGAAAAAACAATTAATTGAAAAGATTAATCAACTCCTCTCCCAACAAAGAAAGGAGATAGTAGAGGAAATAAGTGAATGGGCAAGATTGACTAGAGATTATCATTATGACCAAATAGCAGCAGGACAGCCAGTTGTAACGATTGAAAGCTATTTCAAAGAATTATTTGAATTACTTGATTCTCTTAAAACCAACCGAACTTGACGAGCACACTCGTAAAGCAAAATTAAAATGAAAAAAGAATTATCACCAAAATTAAAAAAGACGACTAAATGCCCAAAAAGTGTATCTGGTAAGCATAGATTTATACAAACAGAGATTGTTGATTGGAGTAAATTTAAATGTGAGTATTGCGGAAGAATTTATGATCCATGATTAGATTTGAAATTACATTTAATGAAGTTGATAAACGATATGCCATGATCCTAGTTCCTGGTGAACTTACAAAGGAAGATGTAAAAAAATTAAAGGGATACATTAAATACTTGGAAAGCCTAACAAAAACAAGATGAAAAAGAAATATACAGAGGAAGAATGTAGATTAATTTGTGAACAAGCACAAAAGAATGTAATTAGAGAAGAATGGAAAAAACATATCGATTTTATTAAAAAGTGGGCTGGTAAAGAATTGCCGTGTTCAGAGTTAGATAATGCCGTTAATTGGTATCAAAGAATTTTTGGAGAGCAACTCTAAATAAAACTGCTAAAATGGGAAATGCTAAAAGAGATTGGGTTTCCCATAGCTGTAGGGCTGATAGCAGTAGGAGCCTATACCGAGAAAATAACCAAGGAATCTGGATGCTTAGAAGAAGCACTTTTTAGGAACAATGTATCTATTTGCAAGGTTGAAGAAGGGTACAGAGTTCAGGCTAAAGATCACGACCCAATTCTCTTGGAAGAACTTTGTAATCCATCTTACATTTTGAGCGTGAGGGAAGATGAACTGAGGTTCTATCAATGGGTGGTAGAAACGGTATTCGTAATAAAACAGTTAGATTTAGTAACAGGAGAGCAAAGATTGGAAACGGCCTACTCGATACCAATAGATTACGATTTTACCTGCAGAAAATGATATAATAAAATATATGAACAAAATAGTTCGATTCACTCCATACCAAGGATATATCCTAGTAAAAACACAAGACACTCAATCGGAAACCATACTTACCGCAGACAAGGCGGGTTCGCAATCCACACGAGGAGAAGTAGTTGTGGTCGGAGCGCCCATGCTCCATGTCTCGGGCGGATACATCGAGGCCAAGTTAAATACCGGAGATACAATAATTTTTAGTCCATACAGGGCGGACAAGATCTATCTTGATGACGTTGAACATTTGATAATCCCATTTGAAAGCATAAGGGGGACCTTAAGTGAAAAGTAAAATATTATACGGCAAAGAAGCAAGAGAAAAAATTCTTAAAGGGATGGAAACCATGTATCGGGTTGTTGCTACAACCTTAGGGCCACGAGGCAATAATGTCTGTATTGACAAGGGTTTTGAAACGCTTACTATTCATGACGGTTTCCGTGTAGCTGAAAGTGTAAAGCTCACTAACCCTTATGAAAAAATAGGAGCAGACATTCTTCTACAATCAGCCAAAAAGCAGGTAGAAGAAGTGGGTGACGGTACAACATTAACAATAATACTCGCTCGCTCACTGGCATACGAAGCGAATAAGATAGTGGCCGCTGGCGTGAACGCCATGAGCCTGCGCGACGGATTAGAAAAATTGAGAGATGAAGTAATAGACAAGATTAAGCAAGTTTCCATACCTATATATACCAAGGAACAAAAAATACAAGTTGCGACTATATCCTCTGCCAATAAGGACCTCGGCGATATGATAGGTACTACGATCCATAAAATAGGGGCAGATGGAGTATCTACAGTGGAAGAAAGCCACAGTAGGGATACTACGGTGGATATGCAGGAGGGACTGCAGATAGACCAGGGATGGAGGCTTCCGCACTTTATCACAAATCCAGAGGACGAAACGGCGGTCTTGGAAGGAGCAAGAATACTCGTTACGGACATGGTTTTGAGTGATTTCACGGAGGAAATACAACCATTTTTAATTAAAGAACTTATCCCTAATGGCAAGACCCTTTTTGTTATAGCGCAGGACTACGAGGGGAACGTGCTTCCTTCTTTTGTAGTCAACAAAATGAATGGCAAATTGAACGTGCTTTGCGTTCAAGCTCCATTATTTGAAAACATACAAAAGGCATTGTTGACTGACATGGCAATCTTAACTGGCGCTACCGTGATCGGAGAGGACACAGGTGTCAAGTTAAAGGATATCAAATTCGAACATTTGGGCTATGCTGAGAAGGTTAAATCAACCAAAGACGCGACGATCATTACTGGCGGCAAGGGCAACAAGAAAGACATCGAGGTAAGGATAAAATCTATAAGAAAACAAATCGATGAATCGGAGAGCAGTTTCGATATAGCCAAATTGCAAGAGAGGCTCGCCAAGCTTACGGGATCGGTCGCCGTGATCAAAGTAGGCGGCGCGACGGAAGTGGAAATGCGAGAACGTAAGGAACGCGTGGAAGACGCCGTGGAAGCTACCAAGACGGCCACAAGGAGCGGCGTGGTCGCAGGGGGGGAAATAACATTGCTTAACATAGCCCTTTCAATTTTGAGACAAGATAGCACTTCAACAATCATGAGGAACGCCTTGCAGTCGCCATTCAGAAAGCTCCTTGAGAACGCGGGACTGGACGCCGGAGAATACAAGGAAATATTAAAAGACAAGGATGGGGAAACAGGATTGAATATCATTACGGGGGAAATTTGCAACATGATTAAGGAAGGAATAGTCGATCCTACCGAAGTGTTAACGTCGGCCGTTTACAACGCAACAAGCGTGGCTATGCAAGTCATTACGAGCGAGGCCATAATCCCGCACATAGAAGAAAAGAAATAAAATGTTATGCAGTGTTTGCAACATAAATCAGGCGACAAAAGACAAGAACTTGGGGTACCTGCCTTGCAAAATTTGTCAAGATAGGTTTAGCAAATTCAAAAAGCCAAGTTCTCAGGTAGAATTCACGAGCGACAATATTAAGGAGGGACGAAAACAATACTTTAAAAGCATAATTCAGCCTTGGCGCGAGGGAGTGCCAAGCAAAGAATATCAAGACGCCTATCCGGAACAATCAAAAAAAATGTTTGCCAAGTATAAAAAAAGCGAAATAAGGGAAGTCTGGAATGACATTTCCCCGATAGGAGGAATTGGAAGGACTAAATAAAAATGGAAATTAAAATACCAAGTTATTCAATTTTGGTAGACACAATAACAGTTGGAGGGTACAAATTTTTTTATCGAGGCAAAGACATACAATGCGCTACTTGTTTACAACAAGCACAGTTATTAGGTGACGGACTGCCAATTAGGGGAAAAGTAACAAATTTTAAAGTGATTAAAGACTGTGATTGCCCTAAACAAAAATGAACCAAGACATACTAATCAAAATATTATTATCAGATATAAGCAGGGAAGCTAAGGAGAAGATTTTATTCTACTGGTTACTTCCCCCACAAGAAGGATCGAACGTTGCCCCCATCCAAAAAACAGCGGGTGAGTCTGGTGTTGTAAGAAGACCAAACAAGGAAAAACTAGATTTAAAAGCCAATCCCAAGAAAGCAGAGGAACAGAGGGAAATGGAACAAACATTAGAAGGAGTCGTGGGAGATGAAGTGGAAGACTGAAAAAAGAAAAATAAATGATCTTATTCCTTATGAGAAAAATCCTCGGAAAATGAACGAGAAACAAAACAAAGATTTAGAAACTTCACTCAAAAAATTTGACTTAGTTGAAATACCAGCAATTAATAAAGACAACACAATTATAGCTGGACACCAAAGATTAAGAATAATGCAAGCGTTAGGCAGGGGAGAAGACGAAATAGACGTACGTGTTCCAGACAAACAATTAAACAACAGAGAATTACAAGAATATAATATTCGAAGCAATAAAAATCTCGGAGAATGGGATTGGGAAAAACTTGCAGAATCTTTCGAAACAGAAGATTTAGTCGAATGGGGGTTTGACGAAAAAGACTTAACAATAGACGACAAGGAAATAGAAGGCGAAATACCATTTTCAGAGGAACTATTAGAAGAACACAATTATATTGTTTTATATTTCGACAATCAAATAGATTGGCTTAATTTACAAACAATATATCCCTTACCGAAAGTCAAGGCTTTAGATGCAAAAGACGATTACAAAAGAGCCGGAGTTGGGAGAGTTATTAAAGGAACAGATTTTTTAGACAAAATAAAAAGATGAATATTTCAATCTGTATCCCGTCTTACAAAAGACCATTTGTTGAAACACTAAAATATATACCCTCTGCAAGGGTCTACGTAGCCAAGAGTCAATTTGACGAATATAAAAAAAGAAATCCAAACTCCAACATAATTTCAGTAGAGGAGAAATATCAGGGAAATGTTTGCAGGATAAGGAACAGAATTATGGATTTAGAAAAGGACAACATACTTTGCATTGTAGACGATGCCCTTCAATATATCGGATACTGGGAAAACAAAAAAGACATCAAACTTGACACAGAAAAAGAAATCTATCTTTTTATAGAAAAATATACAATTATGGCTCAAGATATAGGAGCAAAACTGTGGGGAATTAATGTTAATAAAGATAAACAGGTTTACACAGAACATAGGCCATTTTCCACTACTGCTTACATAGGTAGTCCCTTTATGGTTCATATACATTCCGACATTAGATTTGATGAAAATTTATCTTTAAAAGAAGACTATGATTTTACACTACAAAATTTAAACAAATACAGGATAGTTTTTAGAGTAAATAAATATCATTACCATGTTAGACAGAAAGAACAAGCTGGGGGGGTAGCGGAATACAGAACCCTAGAACGAGAAAGAGAACAACTCCTGTTGTTACAGAAAAAGTGGGGGAGCAGAATAATAAAAGAAGACAAACTAAAATCAGGCAAGGGCCGTAAATCTAAAAAGAACAGGCTATATGACATAAATCCAATTATGCACAGCCCAATAAGCGGAGTTTAAACTTGACATTTTAACTAGGGGGTTGGTAGAATCATTAAAGAATGGAAGAAACAAATCCCCAAAAGGCTTTGGCAATAGCTAGAGGAATAGTAGCTGCAATGAAGTTTGGAGCTATTTCTTACGATGAGGCTAAAGAAAAATGTCAATATTATTTTGATATAGCTGACAAAAAGGGAAAAGAAATATCTAAAAAACATGG